GAGCGTGAGTTGGCTGGTATTCCTGTTGCTCGTGTGCCTGCGGAGTATCTGTCACCTGACGCTACTGAGGGTCAGGTAGCCTTCCGTAATGAACTACAGTCCATCCTACGTGACGTTAAGTTCAACGACCAAGGCTATATCATTCTACCTAGTGATACCTACCCGGATAAGGACGGTGCGCCTACAGGAGAACGTCTGGTAGACGTAGAGCTTATGGCCTCTAGTGGCACTCGAAACATTGACATTGATCCAATCATTCGTCGTTACCAGCATGACATTGCTCGTAGCGTACTGTCTGAGTTCCTTATGTTGGGCGGGGGTTCTAATGGCTCCTACGCACTCTCTAAGAGCAAGACAGACCTATTCCTACGTGCCTTGGAGTCTTATATCCAGCAACTCGTAGACGTTCTCAACAAGCAGCTTATTGGCTCTCTGTGGGAACTGAATAACCTTAACCCTGACCTTATGCCTAAGCTTGTGGCTGGTGACGTTGCTCCCCATGACCTTAAAGAGCTTGGCGCATACCTTCGCAATCTCAATGGTGCTAACATTAACTTGGCAGACCAACCGGAGATTGTTGATGCCCTTCTTCACAATGCGGAACTACCCGAGTTGGACCGTGAGAAGTACGAAGAGTCACTTGAGGTAGCCCGTCAGGCTGCTTTGGCTCCCGTACAAGAGAGTGAGCCTGAAGAAGAGGAAGAGGAAGATCAGGAAGATGAAGACGAAGAAGTCTCTAAACTTGTGGCTTTGCAAGAGGAGGTTCTTAAAGCCTCTTTGGAGTACCTGAAAGATGACTGAGTTTGCCAACAATGTAGCTATCATCAAAGCTGTTGTAGCCAAAGAGCTTCTTAAGAAAGACTTCACGGGACGTGAGGGTGACAAAGGAGAGAAGGGTGACAAGGGGGACACTGGTGACAAAGGCGAGAGCATTGTTGGCCCTGAAGGTCTGGTAGGTAAAGCGGGACGCGATGGAATCGATGGCATCGACGGTATTGACGGTATCGACGGAAAGCGCGGCCCTGAAGGTAAGCCCGGCAAGGATGGCGCAGACGGTAAGTCTATCGAAGGCCCAGAGGGTCCAGTAGGCAAAGCCGGTGTAGACGGCAAAGACGGTCGTGGTATCAAGTCTATCAAGGTCAACAGTGAGAACATGCTTGTTGTTACCTATGACGATGGCGATATGACTATTGCTGGTAAGGTGTCAGTCACAAATAAGACTGAGGTTATCCAGAACGGCGCAGGTATTCCTCTTGGCCACTTTGCTATCTACAGTGCTGAGATGGACGATGACAACCAGCTAGTCATCAAGTGCAACAACAATAAGACCTTCGTAATCCCTATGCTTCAAGCTAAGGATATTGGGGGCTTTGTTGACTACAACGATTCAAGCACTGCGTCTAACCCTGTAGTTCTTCTGGATGACACTTGGACAGACATACCTAACGATGGTGCAGGGGCTTTCTCTAATAATAAGCTGCCCACAGGTTGTACGAACCTTCTTGATCCCTCCACAGGGGCCATCTTGATTAACGAACTGCCTATTGGTTCTTCTATCATCATACGTATGGACTACACAGTCACACCTACGACCAATAACGCAGCCCTAGACTTTCGGTACACTCTTGGGGGTGGAGCGGGCGCTTATACTCTTGAGACTACGGTTAACCGACTAGACGAAGGCTCTGGCAGAGAATACCGTCAGGCTCTTGTTACTCACTACATCTATGTCGGTGATGACAACACTAGGGACAACCCTATCCAACCCCAAGTTAAGCTGTCTGGAGGCGGTACTTTGGTGAACGCAGGTATGGTTATTGAAGTGAGGAAATCTGACGGTGACTATTAAGATATTCAAGGACCAAAATGCGAACGCTGTGTTCATTGAGAACTCTAACGGTGTGCAGTTCCTTAACTCGCTTCAAGCAACTATGGATGACCCCTCTGATGTGAAGATTAACATTACGGACATCTCTAAGGACATCAACATTTTTACTCAGGTTCCTTTCGGGGACTTTGTGGATCAAGCAGGGTCTTCTTATGGAGCCAATGCTAATGATGTATGCAACGCGCTTAACGCTGAGTTCTCTGCCTCTGGGAGTTCTACAGGTGTTCCTCCCACCATCACATCTGCAACTACGGTCAACATGACCCAAGGTGATACCCTTAACTACGAACTGGTTGCGACTAAAGGTGTTGGTTACGAGTGGTCAAACTTACCTTCTGGTGTAGTCAACGTAGAAGGCAATATGCGTAAGCTGATTGGAGGTTCTACCCTTACGGTAGGAACTTACAGTATTACCGCTAAGGCTATTAACTACTTTGGTGAAGACTCTGAGACAATAAGTCTTGTTGTGTCTACACCCCCTTTCAGCAACACAAAAAGTGTAAACTTCGAGAACCAAGACTACCTACAAGCTACAGCGGCACTCTTAGAGCCAACTCTAGGTAGGTCCAGCAACGGTTCGGGGGCTAGTGACGCATGGACAATCTCTATGTGGTACAAAGGAAACACGGACTCTAGAGGTCAGGTTATACTCTACTACGGCTCTGGGACATCTATAGGCCAAGGCGGGTACATGGAGTTGCGTCAGACTAACAACCTTAGCCAAAAAAGACTTAGGTTTAGGTTTGGGTCTCAAAACAACTATCTGCAACTTACCACCCCTACGGGTAGTATAACAGCAGGAACTTGGCAGCACATATTGGTTTCTTACGACGGAGGTACTACAGGTTCCGCGTCGGACCAGATGAGTACCTACTACGGCAGGTTTAAGATTTACATTGACGGTACGCTACAAACTACAAACAACACACACGGAAACTATGGCTACGCTTCTAGTATTGTAGGCACAAACTTCCGAATTGGCAGGCTGACTAGCGGTAACTCCCTAAGAGGTTCGCGGGTTGATGAGATTGCAACTTGGGACTCTGACCAGTCTAGTAACATCTCAGACATCTACAACTCGGGGTCTACCCATGATCTTGACTTGCTAACCGACTCACCAAACCACTGGTGGCGTATGGGGGATGGGGATACTTACCCAACCATAGAAGACAACGTGGGTTCCGCAGACTTTACTATGTACAACATGGTTGCTACTGACATTGTAACAGACGCACCTTAAACGAAAACAGAGGTTTTAGATATGCCTACACTTTCTAACAGCGTTCTCGACGGGGGCCTAGATTACCTTGTCGCTGAGACTACCACGCTTCACATCTGCAACACAGAGCCTACAACCTACTCACAGGCTACAGGCTCCGCAAGCCTTGGCAATGGCTCCTGTTCAGTCACCGGACCCTCTGACGGGTCTCCTGATGGGCGTCAAGCCACTGTAGGGGCAGTCACAGGGGGTAGCGTTACTTCCACAGGCACAGCGACGCACTACGCCCTTGTATCTGGCAGCGAGCTTCTGGCTACAGGAGACATTAGCCCCACCCGTGCCGTTACTTCTGGTGACACCTTCTCATCACCATCTAGCACGGTGACATTCCGAGACCCAACGTAAGAGGTAGAACATGGCAGACATAGGACAGTGGTCGGGTGGAACCACAACTCTTCTGCCAACTACCACGTTTGCCGCTCCTAATGGGATGTTCTCTACACAGGACCGGAATGACGCTAGTTACTCTTTTGACTCTACTACCTCCACCTTAACACTTCCCTCTGATGCTGATGGCTACCTTGTAACCGCAGCTTTTGAGTTTTTGGACACGTCTAACGGAAGATGTAACCCCCAAGGCAGGCTTGTACTTTCGTCTGGTTCTGCTAACTTTGTAGGCACATCTGGCTCTGGCTACGACAGAAATAACGCTGATGATACGGCTTACGTTAGGGCTTGGGCTATAGTCGATAACCCCTCGTCTGCTGAAGTTCAATTTCAGTGGAGGAGAGACACAGACGCACCAACAGGAGGGACAGAGTCTTCCTTCTTTCAAGTGACCCCTCTTTACTACAGTAACGTAGGTCTGTACCAAAGCACACAGGCGTCTTGTAACGGTTCGACTACACCGACTTCCATCTCAGGTTTTACCTCTGTTGTCCAAAGTGACACAAGCGCCATTGAGATTTCGTCAGGTCAAACTGTTTCAACAAAGACTTCTGGCAAGCGCTACTTGGTACTTGGGGGTCAATACTGGCGAGGCATTGGTTCGGTAAGAACTCAACGCTGGATGGGGCTTTCTGTCAACAGCACTTTTCAGAATGATGTACGCTCTAACAGTTACGCTAGAAGTAGCAGCAACGCAGACATAGGTGAGATATTCACCACGATTGTAGAGGGTGCGAACTCTCTTGAGTCTCAGGTTTTTCTGGGGGAGGCTCTAGGCTCTTTCCCTTCGACCGGAGGTAGTGTCTCCGGCAACACCACAGGCTCGAATGCTAACCACGTACTTGCCGTACTAGAGCTTAACGACAGTGCAGAAGTATTTAGGGGTGTAAGCGGAACTCAACAGAACGTAAGTGGCACAACAAGAACTGCCGTTGAGGTTTTTGACTCTACCTCCCTCTTAGACACTAGCAGCTTTAGCACAAACGCTACTACAACCAGCGTCACTGCTGAAGATGACTTTGATGTTCTGCTGGGGGCAAACCTTTCCGGGGGCTACACAAGCTCTAATGGGTCAAGGTACACAGGCTTTTCTAAGTTCACAGTTGACGGGGTAGAGCAAGACGTTTCCATCTCAGGCGATTTCGCTAGAGGAAGTCAAGGGGGTCAGTCTACCTTCGGCTATTCCTCTAACATGCTATCTTCTCATGCCGTCTCCGACACAGAGACTCTGGGTGTAAACATCGGCAGGCTTGTCGGGGGGCAGTCTGGGCCAGTAAGCCTTTTGTCTGGATACTCCGGTATGTGGGGTATCAACCTAGACACCCTTGAGGAGTCCGCTACAAACGTAGAGGTTGACCCTCAAGACTTAGGCACCCTCACCTCTGTCTCGGACAGGTCTGTATCTTCAAACCTATCTTTAGGCGTATCCAGTCTAACATCTAACACAAGCGTTTCCAGCAGGACACTAGGCGTTTCCGTCACTGTGTCTACGGTCGATGTTTCAACAACAACTGTTGTCTCAGGCAGACCTGTATCATCTAATGCTCCGGTAAACATAGAGCCCCTGTCGTCACAAACAGTTGTGTCTGACAAGACGCTTGGTGGCTCTGTTTCAATAGCATTAGACAGTATATCCCTACAGACCTCAGCTTCTACAAAGTCTTTAGGTGCAAGCACTGCTGTTGATATATCCCCCTTGTCTTCTCAGTCGGTTGTACAAAGCCGGTCTGTAAGTTCGAGCCTAGAGCTTATCAGGGGAGACATAGCGTCAGACACCTCTGTACTGAGCATAAGTTTAACCTCAGACTATCAGGTTAGCCTAGAGTCTTTAATCTCTAATCTTGAGGTTGAGGGCAAGGCTCTTGTTCTTGATTTGACGGTTGACACGGCAGACTTAGGGCCAACAACAGAGGTAGGGCAGAGGGCCTTAAATTCCTCCTCTATTCTCTCGGCAGAAGACTTAGAGCTGTCCTCTGTCGTAGAAGACAGATTCATCATCCTGCCGATACCTACGCCGCCTGAGAGGTCTTTCAAAGTTCCCTCGGATGTTCGTTCTGGCAAGGTAGCTTTTGAGAATAGATGTTTGAAGGTTGACCTTTCTTCAAGAGACTTAACGGTTGACACAAGACTCCGGGTATTTCTGGTACCCCAAAGAACAAGGACGTTTAAGACATGAGTGTTATTTGTTGGCCTAACTTAGCGGTAGGTGAACTTCTTGACTACAAGCTGGACTGGTCGGAGGACTTGGGGTCTGACACTATTGCCTCTTCCTCTTGGGACTTGGACGGCCTTACTTCTCCTCTGAACCAGAGCGACGACACAAGCACGACCCTGTGGGTTAGAGGCGTCACGCCGGGTCACTACAACCCTATAAACACAGTAATCACCGCAGGAGGTCGTGAGATTAAGGCCATGGCTGCGCTGCGTGTGTTTGAGTTAGATCAGGACTAAGATATGTATGATCCAGACACCCTTCCTACTGAGGATGAAATTAACAAAGCTGACAAACCCCTGAACAAACCTTTTCGACTGCCCAAGGGTAGCTCTAAGAAGTTCGGGGTTTACGTCAAAGATGGCGACAAGACTAAGAAAGTTACCTTCGGTGATCCTAATATGGAAATCCGAAGGGACGACCCTAAAGCTCGTGCCAATTTCCGCTCCCGCCATTCCTGTGACACTGCAACGGATAAGACTAGCGCCCGATACTGGTCTTGCCGCATGTGGTCGAAAGGGACCTCTGTGGGACAAATGACAAAGGACATTGAGGGTCAAATCCTTAAGTCTGACGAGGAACAGCGTCTGGTGTACGGTTGGGCCTCAGTTATCACCGAAAAGGGCGAACCTGTGATTGATCGCCAAGGTGACGTAATTAAACCTGACACACTCGTGAAAGCCGTGAATAACTTCATGGAGCATGTGCGTGTAGGTAAACAGATGCACGATGGAGATCAAGTTGGTGTGGTGGTTCACTCATGGCCCTGCACAAACGAGATTAACAAGTCTGTCGGGCTAGAAGCTGATCGTGAAGGTTGGCTGGTCGCTTTTAAGGTCTATGACGATGATGTCTGGGCTAAGGTTAAGAGCGGAGAACTCGCAGCCTTCAGTATTGGGGGTCGTGCGGTAAAAGGAGAGTATGATGGCGACTGAGTTGCTTGAACTTCAACTAGAGGAACTTTCGCTGGTTGACCGTCCAGCCAATGCAGAAGCGATGGTCACTCTTTTCAAACGGGACGATTCCCAAGAAGAGGAAGTCACAAAAATGACTGATGAACAAGACGCCAAGGTTAATGCTTACATGGAAAAGCATAACTGCGGCAAAGGTGAAGCTATGAAGGCTCTTGGTTATGACGTAGAGAAGGCTGAAGAGGCTGACCCTGCTGAAGAACTGGAAGCTAAGATTGAGACCCTGAAGGCTGAGAACGAACGTCTCCGCAAAGGTCTGATTGACGAAGGCTACGTGATTAAGGCTGAAACCATCGAAAAGAAAGCTCCTGAAGAGTTTGTCGAGTACGAAGGTGAGCAGATTAACAAGTCTGACATTCCGGCACCTATCCTGAAGGCTCTAGAAGCCGCTGAGATTGAGAAAGCCGATGTGGCTCTGACTAAGAAAGCTGAAGAGACCCTTCCGCATTTCTCCGTTGAGGCTGCTAAAGGTCTGCTGTCTGCTGTGTCTAAGATGGACGAAGTGGACATGCTTGTGGAAGCTCTTGCTGCTGCGGACAAGGCGTTTGCAGACAAAATGGAAGAGTTCGGTAAAGCGGATGTAGAAGGGGAGTTCTCCTCTGCCTCTGATAAAGTTGAACATTTGGTTAAGTCTCACATGGAAGAGAACGGACTTGCCAAGAAGGATTACGCCAAGGCTTATGCGGCTGTCGCTAAGACCGAAAAAGGTCGTAATCTTATCGCTAAAGCCTACAAGGGAGAATAACCAATGGCTACTGAGCAATCGCGGAACACCCGCACTTTCGTTGCAGGCGAAGACCTTTCTACTGCACAATTCAAGTTCGTCACTCTCGAAGCTGACGGTCAAGTTGATCTGGCTGACTCGGCGGGTGAGAACTGCATCGGTGTCCTTCGCACGGAAGGTGCTGCTGGTGTAGCAGTCGCTGTTCTGGTGGACGGCCCTGTTATCGTTGAAGCTGGTGGTACGGTCACTAACGGCGCTGCTGTTGCTACTGACGCTACGGGTCGTGCTGTTGATGCAACCACGGGTGACATTATCATGGGCTACGCTATGGAAGCAGGCGTCACCAACCAGAAAATCCAAATTGAACTTATCCAAGGCGGTAACGCTGCGGCGTAACCTAAGTAAAGGAAAAATAATACTATGCCTATGCTGACCCCATCGCAGGTACATATTGATGTGCCTCTTACTAACCTGACCATCGCCTACGCACAGGAGACGGCGGGTTTCGTTGCTGACAAGGTGTTTGGTACTGTTTCGGTTCCCAAGCAATCTGACAAATACTACAAGTACGACCGTGAGGGCTTGCGTCATGGCGACGTTAAGGTTCTTGCGCCTCGCACCGAAGTTAACCGTGTGGGCATGGCCCTCTCTACGGACAACTACTTCGCTGACGTGCGTGGTCTGGGTATGGACTTTGACGAGCAAATGCTTGCTAACGAAGACACCATGCTTGAGGTTCGCTCTCAGGGTGCTAACGTCCTGCTTGAGAAGATCATGATTGACCGCGAAGTTCGCTGGGCCGACACGTTCTTCAAGGCAGGCATCTGGGGCACGGAGACGACCCCGGCTAACCTGTGGTCTGACTACACTACGTCCACCCCGATTGTTGACGTGACCAATGCTCGCCGTGCGATGCAGCTTAAGTCTGGTGGCTACAAGCCTAACTGTATGGTTGTGGGTAAGGAAGTTCGTGACATCCTCGTGAACCACCCTGACATCCTTGCGCGCCTGAACGGTGGTGCAACGGTTTCTAACACGGCGCTCATCACTGACGCTAAGCTGGCTGAAATCTTTGAGGTCGAAGCCTTCTACGTGATGGAAGCTGTCTACAACGACGCCGCTGAAGGTCTGCCTGACAACATCGGCTTCATCGGCGGTAAGCACGCAATGCTGGCCTACAAGCCTTCTTCGATGGGCCTGCGTACGCCTGCATCTGGCGCTATCTTCACTTGGGACTCTATCCCCGGTGTTAGCGGTCTGGGTATCACGGTTGAGTCCTTCTCGGATGACGCCCTGAAGCGCCAGCAGATTGCTGAGATGATCCAAGTTAAGGTTTCTGATGACATGAAGGTTATCGGTCCTGACCTTGGCTACTTCTTCGCTAACGTCGTAGCCTAATAGCTCTATACTAAAGGTGGACCCTGAGTTTCGGCTTGGGGTCCAACCCAACTATAAAACACTGAACAACATAGATAGGATATAATATGCACCCTACATGGCTTGGGTTCCAAATGGATTGGCCCGTCTTCGTAAAGAACGGTTTTGATGCGGCTAATGTGTCATGGACACGAGGAGAACACTTTAATTGGCAGGAGCGTAAGTTGGACCCCTACAAGGTCTACACTATGTACGCCGCAGGTTATCTGTTCCACAATCAAGAATTAGAGAAAGAGAATAAGGTTGGTGATCGTCTTAGTGAGATGAACGCAGAACAGCTTTATACTCTCGTAGGTCTTCTGAACTCGGAGGTTAAGAAACGTACCTCGTCTGCGGAAGAGCTAAAGAATAAGCGGTGTCGTCAGTCTAAGATTGATGATAAGCAGCGGGGTTTGATCCGGTCATTCCTCCGTAAGAATCCTTGGATTACTGAGGACTTCTACAAGTTTCGAGATGACATTCTCGGAGATTAAATAACAAGGAGACCTGATATGAGTTGGTCATACGATCCAACAGACTTGAACACGACCACTGCTTCAGGTCGCCTTAACACTGTGCGCTTTCTTGTAGGTGACACAGACAGTGCAGACCAAAAGTTGCAGAATGAAGAGGTTGAGTTCTCCCTAGAACAAGCAGGGGGAGACGTTAACGGGGCTGCATCCTACGTTGCTCGCACCTTGGCTTCTAAGTATGCCTCTAAGGTTACTATCGAACTGGACGGGCAACTGACTGCACACTACAGCGATATGTACGAACACTACAAGTCTCTAGCAGACAAGTTGGACTATCAAGCTAAGAAGTTTGGTGCGCAGATTGGTGTTCTGGCTGGCGGTATCAATAAGACTACCATCGGCGCTGTCCGTAGTAATACTAACCGCGTCAAGCCTGCTTTCCGTAGAGATAGGTTCCTGAACCCTCCTGACACCGATGGATACAACTAAGGGGTAGATATGCTTAGTAAGGACATGCACGCTCTGGTAAACGAGTTCGGAAAGACTGTCACCTTTAGGAAGGTCTCTACGGGGGCTTACGACCCGGACACAGGTTCTACGTCAAGCACCTCTACAGACTACTCTGTTAAGTCCTACATGGCACAGTTTACTCTGACGGAGCTTACCCTTGATACCGTAGTTAGGGGCGACAGGAAGGCTCTTTTGTCAGCCTTTGATACCTCTGGTGTAGCTATCCCTGCCCCTGACGAGAGTGACCTTCTAGTGGGCGTAGGTGACACAGTAAGAGTTGTCGCCACTCAGACGATCTACAGCGGAGAAAGTGTAGTCTGCTACATTTGTCAAGTGAGGGAATAACATGGCACAGGTAACCGTCAAAGGTCTTAATGTCATAAAGGATATTGAGAACCAAGCCAAGGATGCCGTTAACGAAGAACTAGAGAGATACTTTACTGTCATGGCTAATGATGCTGTTGACATGGCATCTAAAGGTGTTTGGTCTGGCGCTTACGTTAAGTCCTTTTCCTTTAAAGCAGGCAACTCTAGTAGTCGTGGCCGCAGGGTTGATGGCGCTAACTGGAAGTTCAAAGAGCCTACAGGAACAGCCGCAGACGTAGAGGCGGGTAGAAGCATGTTGCTAGGAGACATCAGGTCTGCTTTTGACAACAACGACCCTCTTGAAACCAAATCCTACACTATTCGTAATGACGCTAATCATGCCCGCTTTGTTGAATACGGTGTCAACGGTGGCGCTCACCCTCCCGGCCCTAGACCTCGAGACGGCTACCGTATCTTCACAATATTAAGGAGCAGATATGGCTGACATTAACCGTAAGATCAGGGCTGCACTAGAGACCCACCTATCTAACATCGCAGGGCTACCCGACATTGCCTATGAGAACGTCCCTTATGAACCTACCACCGGGCAGAGCTTCCTCCGGGTTTCTTATATCCCGACACTGCGTAGGCCAGCCGTAAGAGGGCTTAACCCGCAACAAGAGTATCGCGGTATCCTAGCAATCAACGTGTATGCACCTGAAGGCTCTGGACCCGCTGCTTGTGAAGAGATTGTAGAGAAGCTGCTAGAGGGCTTTGAGGCTACCACAGATATTACCTACAATGACGGCAGTGACAACTACACTGTTTGTATTGACTACGCTGAGAGAGACATCGGACTAACTGATGCCCCTTGGTTTTTAATTCCAGTCAACATCGGCTGGTTCATCTACAACTAGGAGACCTAGATGACTGATTGTTTCGCACAAGGTTCGCGTTCCAGCCTTTCGTATATCGTCGAATCTACTTTCGGCACTACACCTGCGGGTAACTTTACGAACCTACCTTTCAGCACCCACTCGCTGAACCTAACCAAAGACCGTGTTGCTGGTAACGACATCCAAGCTGACCGTATGCCTCGTGTTGATCGTCACGGCAACCGTCAATCCGGTGGTGACATTGTAGCTGACCTTCGTAAAGGTGACTATGATGTTTTCCTTGAGTCAGCCATGCTGAACACTTGGACTGCTGACGTACTCAAGGTTGGCACAACGGCTAAATACTTCTCTGTTGAAGACTACGCTGCTGACATTGACCAAGCCCGAGTGTTTACGGGTTGTACGGTGTCTACGATGGCTATTTCCATCGCCCCTAACCAGATGGTAACTACCACCTTCGGTATTATCGGCAAGGACATGACTATCAGTGACGGAGAGAAGACCCAAGATGCTGCCTCTGGTAATGCACCTTTCGACTCTTACTCTGGCGCTTTGGCTATCGGTAACGTAGGGTCTTCTACTACCTCTACCATTGTTACGGGTATTGACTTCACCCTGAACAATTCCTTCGCGCCTACTTTCGTCGTAGGCTCTGACTCTGCTCCTTGTCTTGAGTACGGTCGCGCAGAAGTTGAGGGTACTATCACGGCATACTTTGAAGATGCTGCGCTGGTCAACCGCTTCTTGAACGAAACCGAGAGTGAACTTTCTGTATCTGTGGATGACCCTGCTGGTACTGGTCTGTACACCTTCTTGTTCCCTCGTGTCAAGATCAACAGTGCTGACGTTGGCGTTGACGGTCCTAACAGCCGTATCATCAATATGTCCTTCGTTGCTCTGTACGATAGCACCGAAGATACTAACCTCAAGATTACCCGTACATAAGAATCCCGCAAGGGAGGGGCTGGCGCTGTGTCGGGTGGTGCTGGCCCCAATTATCTCATACCCGACTATACAAAAGGAACCCGACAATGGATTTGAAAGATTTTGCACCTAAGAGTGATGAAGTAGAGGTTTTAGTTAAGCACCCTAAGAACGGTGAACCTCTGACTAACAAGGACGGTAGCAATATGGTTGTTGTCCTTCATGCGCCTCACTCTAAGGCTTACAAGGAAGCAATGTACGAACAGACCAATAAGCGACTTAAGGTTGCACAGTCGTCCGGTGACATGAACCTTACCGCACAAGACCTAGAGGAAGCCAGCCTAGAGCTGCTGTCGAAGGCCACTAAGTCTTGGAAGATTACTTACGATGACAAGCAACCTAAGCTGACTGTCGCTAAAGCTAAAGCTATCTACGAGGAACTGTTCTGGCTCAAGACTCAACTTGAGGGGGCACTGAGTAACTCCCAAGCTTTTACGAACGTCTGATTGGGCAGTTAGAAGATTTTGCTGAACATACGTTCAAACTAAACAAACCCGATCAGAATGGTGTAACTCAAAGGGAACACCTAGAACAAGTTGAAAGGCAGATCGGACGTAAGCCACAGGAGCTAGAGGGACCGCAGTTTCCTCAGTTAGTGTCTCATGTCTGGTCTGCCTTTATTTCGTTAAGCAACAGTCGAACGGCTGGGTTTAGCGGACCTAACCCGATTACTTACGAACAAATTAAAGCGTGGAAAGAGCTGACCGATACGCCCCTTGACAGCAGAGATGTTCAGGGTGTCATGCGTATTGATGCAGTGTATATGAGGGTGGCTAATGGCTAACAACAACATTCAGATAACCGTCCAGACCAACGCTGAGAGTGCGGGCAAAAGTTTTGAAAGCCTTGGCTCCTCTATCTCTAGGTCTATCTCTCGGGCTAACAGTCTAGATAAGTCTTTTAAGTTCTTAGACGCCGCCTTCAACGCTGGTAAGGTTGACATTCAACAGTATGCAAAACTGACGGCGCAGTTGGACAAGGAACAAACTGAACTTTACGCTACGCTAGGAAGAACTACTTCCAATCTTAAATCTCAAGGTGCCGCAGCTACGGCAAACGCAACAAGAATGTCAGGTGCGGCAGAGGCGGCAGAAAGGCTCACCAAAAGACAGCGTTTGGCAGGCAAAAGCACCAATCGTTTTGGTATGTTCGCTCAACAAGTGGGGTATCAGGTTGGAGACTTTGCAGTACAAGTTCAGTCGGGCACTAATGCCCTTGTAGCTTTTGGTCAGCAGGGAACACAGTTAGCGGGCCTCCTTCCGGGCCTTGCTGGTGCAGTCTTAGGAATAGGGCTCTCTTTGGGAACTGCACTTTTAGGCTCTCAGCTTAAGGCAAAAAACTTAGAAATTGACTTTAAGAAGTTAGGTTCAGCTTTTATAGAGGCAATGGAACCTATACAACCTCTCCTGTCAGCAATAGGGTCGGCTTTGACCTCGATAGGGTCGGCTGCTAAAACTTCTCTGGGTTTTATCTCAGATAACTTGGCGCGGGTCATAACTTATGGTATAACAGCCGCGACGGTTTTCGGCGTTAAACTTGTTAAAGGCTTTGTTTTGGCAGCAGCAGCTTCAGGTAAGTTTACGGAGACTCTTAGGCAAGGTCTTATCCGCACAGGAATAGGCGCTCTTGTTGTAGCTCTGGGTGAGGTAGTTTTTCAATTTACAAGGTTGGTAAAAGCCTCGGGAGGTCTGAGCGAAGCCTTGTACCTTCTGGGTCAGATTGCAAAAGAGGTCTTTTTTTCTATCCCCACCCTTATGGTGTACTTAAAATTCCAATGGGGTAAGATTGTCGCGGACATGGTTACAAGTTGGGTTACTGGCTTGAAAGGTATGGTCGGGGAGATTCCAAAGTTTGTAAATAAGGTCATCGGCGCGTTTAAGGGTGCCATTGACGCAGTAAGGGAAATCTGGTTGTCTTTGCCAGATATTTTTGTTGAAGTGTTCAACTTGGCTGTAGAGAAAGTAAAAGAGGGGGTTCAAGGTTTTGTAGAAGCCTCCCTTAAAGGGGTTAACTGGCTTAGGGAAAAGCTAGGTCAAGAACCGATTATACTAAAATCCTTGTTTGAAACCCCTGACATGAAACCTACTGTAAATGCCATATCTACCGCTGTTGGCAGGGCAAAGGAAGCTTTTGATTCAGCTATGAACGAAGACTACATCCCCGCAGGTGTAAACTTCTTAGACGGTGTTATCTCAAACTTAGAGATGCAATCCCTAAAGCTTGGAGAGATCGCTAAGGGTGCACTAAATGAGTTTAAGTCTTCTAACCCTACGCTAGAAAAACTTATTAGCAACATGAGACAACTAGAAGGTGCGGGTTTTGATGTATCTAGTGTATTTACAGAAGTTGCAGGCAAGGTTGAGGAAGGGTCGGCTAAAGCTCAAGAGGCTGTGGAGGGGTTAAAGGAAACCTTTAAGTCCCTTAATTCTACGATAGAGTCCTCTATGGAGAACGGCTTCATGGCTATGGTTGAGGGAACTAAGTCTGTCAAAGACGCCTTCAAGGATATGGCGAGGGATATTATAAAAGAACTTTACCGTGTCCTTGTTGTTAAGCGTATGGTTGGCAGTGTCGGAGGAGGCACAGGGTTGGCCGGAATGTTGGGGGGAGGGCTTAGTTTCAACCCCTTCGGAGGCATCAGCTTTGACGGGGGTGGATACACAGGCTCGGGACCTCGTTCCGGCGGCATGGATGGTCGAGGCGGTTTCCTTGCCATGATGCACCCTAACGAAACTGTTGTAGATCACACTAAGGCCGGTAGCTCTACTGAAGGTAATGTCACTGTAGTTCAGAACTTCCACTTCCAAGCTAACGGTGATGAATCGGTTAAGAAGATCATTGCTCAAATGGCACCCTCTATTGCCAGCATGGCTAAACAGTCGGTTGTAGACGCTCGTAGGCGCGGTGGTGCCATGAAGAACGCCTTCGGTTAAGGCTACTAGATACAAGAGGATAATATGGCTATTAGTTACCCGCTAAACACCCCTACAACTATTGGGATTGAGAGTATTGAGTTGCGAGCAGTTAATGCCGTCTCTACCTCTCAGTCTCCTTTTACTTACAAGCAGCAGATTATCGCCCACACGGGCCAGAAGTGGGAAGCCTCAGTAACTATTCCTTCGGTGCGTAGGGATAAGGCTGCGGAGTGGAAGGCTATGCTTGTGGCCCTTAAAGGTCAGACAGGCACCTTCCTACTGGGAGACCCTGACTATGTATCACCTCGTGGCACAGTATCCTCATGCTCTGTCACAGGTAATGCTGGTGAAGACACGGTTAGTGTTACTATGACAGGCTCCCTTCTGGCTGGCGACTACATTCAGTTAGGTTCAGGCTCTTCTGCTAAACTTCATCAGGTTCTAATAGATCAGACGGGCAACGGTCAACTTGAAATCTGGCCAGCTCTTAGGTCTGACTACACTTCTGAGACGGCAGTAACCGATAGCCCTAAAGGTGTGTTCAGGTTGAACCAGAACGTATCTACTTGGTCGATCAACAACGCAAGTTTCTACGGTATCTCTTTTGAGGCTGTAGAGGTAATCACAGGATAAGAATATGGCTGATAAGAAAATCTCTGAACTTACGAGCATGACAGACTCTCAGGTAGATGACGCTAATGACACCCTTGCTATTGTAGACACCTCAGCCGGGCAAACCAAGAAGATTACTCGTGAGGAACTTCTATTAGGCGTTACGGCAGAGCGAGGCAGCGACGCTAATGGAGAGTACGTTAAATTCCCAGACGGCACTCAGATTTGTACCTTTTCCTTAACCTCTTCCACAAGTGGAGCTGTTACGTGGACCTACCCTGCCTCTTTTTCAAATACCCCAAGGAATTCCTTTGACGTTATCACAGGAAATGTCAGGATTGCTACAGGTATTAACAGAGGAAGCGCCTCTGTTGACATAAATGTTTATGACCTAAGTGGAACCCGTCAGCAGCAAGTTGTTGATTGTATTGCAATCGGGCGTTGGTCATAAAGGGAAACTTCAATCATGTCAATAGTAGACAGTATAAACTTAGCTATAAACTCTTTTCGGTACAGGGACATCTCACAGTCTACCCTTGACAGCTTGGACGATGACACCCTCTACCCTTTCTTTGCTGTAGAGATGTTGTTTGATGGAGCCCAGACGTTGAGGCTTTGGACTGGTTACGGCACTCTGGTGTATCAGGGTCAAGACTGGTACGGCACAGGGTCTATGCTTCAGATTGATTCCGTAGAGGAGACCACAGAGATAGCCGCTAAAGGTGCCTCTGTTACTCTTAGCGGTATCCCTCAAGAGGTTCTTTCTTTGGCCCTCAGTGAGCCCTACCAAGGACGTAAGGCCAACATCTACTTTGGCAACTTCTCAAAAGGTCTTATCCTTCAGGAGAACTCTGATTATATCCTTTTGGAAGACGGCTCTAAGATCAGCCTAGAATCTGGCAGTACGAACCTGTCTCAAATCTTCTCAGGTTATATGGACCAGATGAACATTGAGGAAAGCCCAGACATTTGTACGGTACAGCTAACCCTAGAGAATAAGCTAGTTGACCTTGAGAGGGCTAGGGTTACTAGGTTCACCTCTGCCTACCAGAAGTCTCTTTACCCCGGAGACCTTGGGTTAGACTTCGTTGAGGACTTGCAGGACAAAGATATTGTGTGGGGCAGAAGCAATGACGGTTAAGTACCAACAGGAGTTTCTTGACAGTGTAGTGGGCGACATCAGACATTTGCTTGAGTCTCATTGGGAAGAGGTTGCCTTAAACAAGGATAAGATTAAGATTAACCCCGATTGGGACGCTTACTATGCACTGCAAGAGCAAGGTAAGTTAGACATCTTTACCGCTAGAGACGAAGGTGTTCTAGTGGGTTACTTTGTTGTTTTTGTCTCTCAGCACATCCACTACAAAGACCACCTGTTTGCTAATAACGACTTGATCTATCTAGCACCTAGCCACAGGAAAGGCTTCACCGGTATTAAGTTAGTTAAGTTTGCAGAGGCTTGCCTTAAGGAAGATGGTGTGTCTGTCCTGACTGTGAACACTACGAACCGAAAACCTTTTGACAGCGTTATGAGATACCTTGGATTCTCGTCTTCAGAGGTTCTACACTCTAAATACATAGGAGACTAGCATGGCTGACGTAGGCGTAGCTTTACTTTCTACGATTTCAGGTCTTGGTACGGGCAGTTTTGCTTTGGGTTCCGTGGCGGGCTGGCAGGTGCTCGGGTCGGCTGCCCTTACCCACTTCCTAGCAACCACAGCACTAGGGGCAGCCCTTAACGCCCTTACCCCTAAGCCTTCAGTCGGAGGCAACAGGGGCTATCAAGTAACTCAGACAGGTTCGGCGCTAGACCATCAGGTTATATACGGTAAGGTTAAGGTCGGGGGTGTTCGTGTGTTTGACGCCACCGCAGGACCGAACAACAGGTTCCTTCATAGGATCATAGCCTTCACCGGGCATGAGATTGAGTCTTTCGAGGAAATTTACATTAACGACGAAGTGGCTACCATTGACGGCGCTGGTAATGTAACCTCCCCTGCCAAGTACAACGGTAGAATCCGTATGTACGAGCACTTGGGAGAACCCGACCAACTCGCAGACAGTGAGCTAATTTCTTTTGTAAGCTCTTGGACAAGCGAACACAGACTTAGGGGTATCGCATACCTCTACATGTCCTTCGAGTATGACCCTAACGTCTTTCCTAACGGTGTACCTGAGATTACCGCTACTATCAAAGGTAAGAAGGTGTACGACCCCCGTGATGGTTCTACAGCTTGGTCAGATAACCCTGCACTCTGCTTGAGGGACTACCTTACTAACGACACATACGGTCTGGGTGAGGAAGAAGTCAACGTAGACGATGT